GTCTCGCCCGTGTTGAGTTCGACCTCCGCGTCAGTCCACGACATGTGGTCGATGTGGAAGCGCCACGGGGCGCGCACATAGTCGGTGACCTGCGGGTTGCGCCACACGAAGGTGTCGTTCGGCTGGTAGTGGTCGTAGGTGCGCGAGTCATCGAACATGATGACATCGCGGATCTCGGTTCCACCCTGAATGGTCTGCTCGCGGGACTTGCCCTTCAGGAGGCGGCTGAAGGCGTAGGTGTTCTTGACAGCCTCGTTGATGACCTGATCGGCGCTCGTCAGGTACGACGGCCCGGTCGTGGTCATGAAGTCGTTGAAGGTCGTGATTGCAGGCATGATGCCCTCTCTGTGTTAGCGTGAAAGGATTCGGAGCGCGTCCGCGCGCGTGCCGCCCGAAAGCAGGATGTCGAGAACCGCGTCCTCGCGATCGACTTCGCGGGTCTGACGCGCAGGCGGCTGGCCCACGGTCGGACGCGCGGAGTTCCTCGGATCAGGTCGCTTCGGCTCGCCTGCCCTCATTCGGAACGCCTCTTGGACGATGTCCGAGATGGATTCGAACTGACCGGGATTCTCGCGCCCGATCTGCGCTGCCACCTTTGTGATCTCGTCGATGGTCGGGGCGTTCTTCCCGTACATCGGCGCGAGACGCTCGTAGGCGCTGCGGGTCTCGTACTTCACCTCCATCGCCTTGGTCTTCTCTTCGAACTCGGAGCGAAGACGGTCGGTGATGGTGCGCAGGGGCTTTGCGGCCTCGTCGCCGAAGATTTCCCCGAACTGCGACAGCGGATCCGCATCTGCTTCTCCGTCATCGCTGTTCGAAGAGTTCTTAGGTGAAGTCTTCGGAGCCTCCTCGGCCTTCGCCTTCTTGGCTCCGAACGAATCCACATCGGCCTGCCTCTTCGCCGCCTTCAGCCCCCAGTCCTTCACCTTGGAAGGATCGGAGCGGATGGAGTCGATGATCTCGGCCGGAACGCCATCCCGCTGCAATGCCTTCAGCGCCCGATCGAAGTCGGGGTCGTTCGCTGGAGCAGACGGTTCAGGCGTGCGATCAACCCGCCGTGGCGCGGGTTCGTCGATGCCGAGGAGACGATCAAGGACAGCGTCCTCGCTTTCGGAGTTGTCCGCATCAATGGCGGCTTCCGCAGCGAGTTGCTGCACCGGATTCGGTGTCTCATCGACAGGCTTGGCTGGTACTTCGGGTTCTGACATTTCAGTCCTTTTCGAAACCGTGCCGCGCCATGACTTCGCGTTCATGGCGCTTCGACATGATGACGGGCTTTCCCTGTCGGTTCGTCTTGCACCCCTCCAGCCTGCGCGGAAGCGCCGTGCTGACATAGGGATACTGACTGCGATTCGTACCCGGATCCACTTGCGGAGTGCTGGCGATTCGGGTCAGGGTTCGCCCTTCGTGTGTGATAATACTGCCGATGGAAGGCGCGTCACGCATCATCATGGTGATTTCAACCACATTTCCATCGGAGTCGAGGAACTCGTACTTCATGTCACATCGCCCTGTTGGCGGCTCCTTGGAGACCTGCCCTGCTGCTTGCGGGGATCGGGTTCGGCTCGCCCATCTCGTTCAGCGGCGGCCCACCTGACGGCCCGGGCATCGCTCCAGCCTGCGCGGCCTGCTGCTGCTGGGCCATCTGCATCATGGCGTTCTGATCGATCATGTCGGCGAGGTGCGGCATGTTCAGCGCATCGCCGACCACCGAGAGGATCTCGCGCCACTTGATGAACGGCATCGCCATCATTCCCTGAGCGACCGAGGTGGTGATCTGAAGCAGTTCCATCGCGCGCTTCTGCACGAGCGCCTCGGAGACGCGCTCCATGCTGTACGCATCGACGGCGACCTCAAGATCCTCCCACCCCGGCATCCGCACGCCGCCCGTGAACTTCGGGTCAGCCTCCAACAGAGCCTCCGCGCCCTCGCGCCCGAGCGGGAATGCGACACGATCGTCGTGCCACATGTACCACAAAACTGATCGAGCGAGATCATCGACCGACTCTTGGAACTGGCGCTTGAGGTGCGCCATGCGCATGGTGGCGCTGGACTCGGCCACGGCGACCTCGGTTGCTGTCGCCGAGCCTTGGATGTTGCCGCGCATCGCGTCATGGATGCCCGACACGCGGTCGAGGCGATCCTGCGCCATCTGCGAGTACTGCACCTGCTGCTGGGTGATGCCGCCGACCTCAAGGTTGACCACCTTGTCCTTGTCGAGGCTCTCCGACAGGATGATGTAGTCGTGCGGCCTGTCCTTGATGTCCTGCGCCAGTTTCGCGTTGCGCGCATCGACCATGACGAGCCGCTTGTAGGCGGCCGCGCTCGACCGAACGCTTGTCAGGTGGGCGTTGAGATCCTCGACCTGCGACTGGATCGCCATCAGGGGCGACAGCGGGTACGGGTCATCGGGGACGGTGTACACGCCGAAGACGGTGTACGGGCCGTTGCGGGGGCCGAAGTACGGGATGGGCTTGCGGATGTACCCGTCCCACTTGCTCGACTTCGACCGCCCCTTCACGAAGGTGTAGATCGTCCCGTTCACCATGCCGGGGCCGAGCAGTTCGTCGATCTCCTCGGCCGCCGACTCGTCGGACTCGGGAACCCAAACCTCGTAGACGGCAAGTTCCTTGCGATCCTCGATGTCTCGGCCGTTGTCATCGCGGATCTCGTCGAGGTCTGTGCCTGACGGGATCGAGAGGATCGCCTCAAGGTCGTAGGTCTTGTCGTTCTCCGCGCGCGCGACGAGGTCGTTCTTGTCCATCGCGTAGCAATGGCCCATGAACCGAGCGTCCTCGATGTGGGTCGCGGCCGGATCCATGAAGAACCGCTCGGGACTGATGCGGTAGACCCGGGGAAGATACGGCTCCTTCCCATCGGTCTTCCTGACCTCGGGACGCGGCTCACTCACCGTGAGCGCAACGCCGTATGTGAACAGCATGTCGGTGGCGACACGCTCAAGCGTCCGGCGCAGTTTCGTGATGCGCGACCAGCGGTTGATCGCGATCTGAAGCCTGCGCCCGATCATCAGGTCGAGCATCGGCTCGCCCAACTTCACTCGGAACTTCGGAGTGTCGTGGATGATGCGGGGCAGCACCAGCGACACATACTCGTGTCCGAAGTTCTCGGGATCGTCGATGTAGGGATCGGCACGGTCATCGCGGAACGCGGGGCCGTGGTACTTCTCGACCATCGTCCGAAGGGACGAAAGATGCGTGTCGCGGAATCTCTCCGCGCTCTCCACCTCTCGGCGGATTGAATCAAACGAAAGGTCGAGCATCGATCACCTCACTTCTTTCCGCCGCCGACCTCGCCTCCGGCCTGAAGGCCGACCTGCGCGGTCTTCCGCACCACCGCTGGCTTCGCGCTGCGACGGCGAGAAAGAGCGCCACGATGCGCGCCGTTCTTACCGCCGTCATTGCCACCCTTCTTCGCTCCACCGTTTCCGTATCGGTTCTTCGCCTTTGCCATGTTCAACTCCTGCGCTTCGCGCACTTCTTGCAGTTTCCGTTCATCTTGCGCCCTGCTCGCGCGAGCGGGGTCTTGGCCTTGCCGGAGCGGTGCATCTTCTCGTGCATCAGGCGCTCTCTCTGCGATGAGACTGGGGTCGGCATCACTTGCTCCGTTTCTTCGCGGCCTTCTTGGGCAGCGACTTGATGTTCTTCGTCTCGCTCGCCCACTTCTTCGCCGTCTTCGGCATGGTGGCGAACATGTACTTCTGCTGTGCCTTCGACTTGAACGGCATCAGCGCACGATCCTTTCCTCGGTCTTCATGTAGTCAACCGTGAACGAGTTCGCCCGTGCGCCACCTCCGGCGACACGGTCTCTGATCTCGATGCACGGCATGGCGTATGAACCAGTAGCCGCCCGTTCGGCGACATCGTTTCCGACCCACTTCCACACGCGCTGACCATTCACGAAGAACAGGAAGTTCGTCGCGGCCTTCGTCGATTCGACACGGAGAACCTGCCAGTTCGCTACGGGAACCCCGGTGTCGAACTCGGCAAGGATGTTCTGCCCCGGAACGGCCGCTCCGGCCGATACCGCCGCCCTCCATGTCGTTTGGCCGTTCAGGTGGTAGAAGTACGCACCCGACTCAAGAGCCTGATTGTGGTTCAGCGTGTAGCCGCAGGTCATTATGCAGTCCGCAGCCGCGCTGACGCTCGTCTTCAGGCGAGCCTCGATCTCGTACTCGCCTTTCCTGATGTCCCATGCTCGGCTAATCGCGGCCGAAGTATCGACCGACTGGAATATGCCGATCCGGTTGGCGAACACCGTGCCGCTGGTTCCTATCCCGAGCGTGCATGTTACGGTTCCGAGGCAATCCGCGTTCTCGTTGCTGTACACATCGGTCGGGATTCCGATGGTCGCGTTGTTCGACCTGACGATTCCGAACGGCTTCGCGCTGGAAATGAAGTCCGTGAACAGCGTCAGGTTCTTCTTCGGGATCCAATCGGTGAATGTATGGAGCAGGGTCATCGGTTGGCCTTCAACTTGACCAGCATGTAGTCGGCCTCGACGGACTGTGCCGACGCAAGCGATCCAGTCTGCGTGCGGTCGCGAATCTCGATGTGAGGAAGGAGTCCGGCGTTCGTCGGCAACTGGCCGTCGAATGTCGCGACCAGCGTGCCGTTCGCGTAGAGTTTGGCGCGGTTCGCATCGGCATCGAGGAACACGCGGAAGTCGCTGAAGACAGTCTTGGAAACGCTGGTGGCGACCGAACGGACGATCGAGCCGTTCACGATGAGCGCGGCAGTCCAGTTGGAGTCGGTTCCGAATGCGTAGAACCCAGCGAGGTGGGTTGCGGCGATGCCCCCGGTGTCGGTCGGAAGACCGATTCCGAATGTGACGCAGACATTCGCGTTGTTCGCCACGCTCTTGAGGCGCGCTTCGAAGTCGATCTCGCCACGGCCCACGCGGAAGTCACGGTTGACCGATCCACCAGCGGCGATGGGAGCGGCCGGATACACGCCGATCGCCGGGTACACGCCCACGGCCGAGTTCGCGGCCGATGGCACGGTCATGGTCATCGTCCCGAGCGGCTGGTTCGGCTGCTGCGTGTCGGTGTTCGTGTTGGAGAACGAGAAGATCGAGACTTGCGTGGTCGCGGTCGGAACGACCCCGAGCGGAGCCGTGTCGCCGATGAAGTCGCTGAACAGGCAGATGTCCTGCTTGCGGAACTGCTCTGTGAATGCCGTGAACATCGTCATGGTTCCATCCTCTTTCTGCCGCGCTTCGATCAGCGTGGTGTAGATTCTCTCGATGTCCTGAACGATCTGCGAGACGCGAGCAGGGGTGACTCCGATCCGTGCGGCGACATCCTGCTTCCGAAGACCTTCCGAGAGCATGAGCGCGACCTCGCGCTGCCTCGGGGACAGCCAGTAACTCCATGCATCGAACCAGTCGCGTTCAGGCTCGGGGTCGAACCACTTCCGGTCTCCGTCGAGAAACTGTCGCGGCCTCTCCGACCGCACCCTCTCGCGTCCTTCGCCGCCTCGCCTTCCAAGTTCGCGCCTGATCGCATCCACCATATCGAAGTGGATCCTGCGCAACTCAACGCCTTCGGCGCGAAGCGCGTCGATCGCGAAGTCGTGCGCGTCCTTTCCATCGATGCTGGTGAAGTTCTTCCACCGCATGTACCTGTCGGCTCGACGCAGCAGACGGTTGTACAGTTCCCATCGCACGGCATCACTTCTTGCTCCTGTTGTGCGAGCGTGATGTCACGCGGAGGTTCGACCTGCGGTTGTCTCGGGGGTTCCCGTTCCTGTGGTCGATGTCCTTGCCATCGCCCTTTCGGACGCGGCCGTCGCGGATCGCCTCCCTGCGAGCCTTGTTCCGAGACGCGCGATCCTTCTTCGACGCGGTCGAGGACTGGAACTTCAGGTACTCGGAGCGGTAGTCGCGGGGCATCAGCGTTTCCTGCCCCAGTTGCGCTTCATGTCGGCATACGCCTTGTCGCTGACCGTGGACTTCGACTTCGGGCGCGATGTCCCAGCCGCCTTGCGGCGGTTGATGTTGCCGACGAGCGAGTTCTTCTTCGCAGCCATCAGCACTTCCACCTTCTGCGAGCAGCCTTGCCACGCTCGCCAGTCCAGCCAGCGGAGCGCGCGCAGAACGACTTCTTGCGAGCGCCTCCCTCGGGCTGGGGAGCCTTGAGGTTCGACCCGGTCGCGGCGTTGTACTTCGCGCGGCCCTTCGCGGTCAGGCCAGCGCCCTTCGACACGGGAAGTTTCTCACCGCGTCCGACAGAGAGGTTGGGTGGCCGCTTCTTCTTCATCGGCGTGGCTCGTGCTTCCGCTTCTCGTCCTCGTCATCGTCCTTCTTCTTCTCGTCCTTCTCGCGAAGGTCTTCGAAGGGACGGATGATCCTGCGACCCGAGAAGCCGCCGATCGTTACACCACGGGCCGCCGATGCCGTTGGACGAGGAGCGGACATGATCAGCCCTTCTTCGGCTTCAACTTCTTCGGGCCGCCCTTACCGCCGCCCTTGCCATTGCCCTTGGTCGAGTGCTTCGCACCGGACATCATCGAGCCGTTCGGCATCTTGTGCTTCTTGCCGCTGCCGTAGCCTGCGCCGTAGTTCATCGGAACACCTCGTCGTGCTTGAGAATCACTCCCAATGCCTCGCTCGGAAGAGCCGCGTCCCTGTTCTCGGAACTGACTCCCTCCTCACAAAGCATCAGCGCGCCAGCACAAGCAATCACACGATCGCCGTGAGACTCACGCGCGCCCGATGCTAGGTCGCGCACAGACGCGGCCTCGATCGATCCGTCATCAAGTATCACATAATCCATCATCTCCCGCAATGTTTCTTCGCTCGGAATCCGAACAGTCCCCTGACTGATCGCCCGACTCAGCGCCCCGAGCAGCGTCCGCTTCGCCCTCCGGCTGCTGTTCCAGCCGTACCGAACCGTCAGCCGCTCGGTCGTGGTTCCCACCATCCGCTGGCGGTACACCGCCGAGTACCCGATCCGCTGGAAGTCGTGGTGCATCGCCGCACCCGGGCCGTTGACCTCCCACCCGATCATCGGCAGCCGCCGACCCCGGTAGGCCGTCATCGCCACCTCCACCATCTCCTGCGCCAAGTCGTGCGGCGGGACATTCGGGTCGGCAAACTCAGCCACCACCTCCCGGTTGTCCGCGTCCATCACGCAGATCGCCGCATTCGCCGAACCCGTCCCATACGACGGATCCGCGAACATCACATACTCCCGCTCCACATCCCCATGCCTGAACACCCGCCAACGCC